CTACCATCTCCATAAATGGCTACCACCGTGATGTCTTTATATTTATCTTTTTGCACGACGCCTCTCCGTCTCAAAGCCTTCCAAGTTCCAGTTAGCAATCCTGTACCGCGCCTCATAGTCCTTGGCACAGGCCAGCAACTCCCGAACGACCTCCGGCCTAAACACCTCTTTCCAAGTCGCTACCAACTCGCGCTTGGCTTTAGGACTCGCTGCTGCTATCGCCTTCCTCATTTCATCCCGCAATACCCGGCGCGATAACAGCAACTCTTCTTGGTACTTGTCTTCAGGACTCATCTGACGCTTGCGCCAAAGTCTTGATCTCTTTGATGGGAATATCAAAAGCATCATGCACCGCCAAGATAAAGTTCGCCCCTACCCCTAACGTGCCACCCCTGATCTTCGATAACGTCGGCCTCTTCACTTGCAAATGCGCCGCCAGCGTCGAATCATTCTTCAACCGATACGTTGCCAGCAAGTAATCCAACAGCTTGTGCGGCTTCCTCACATACTCCTTCTCCATAACCCCTCCTATTCAATCCTCCACACCCGAATCCCATCACCCTCGCGCCGACATACAAACTTCTTTGCCATGCGCTTACCCCGAATACGGTTGTAATTACACAAGACATTCATGTTTCCACCCGGCACATGGAAACTCTCTCCCACCTGCAATTCCTCATACGGATAGTTGTGCCGCACCTTTCCATCCGGCACAGGCACCGCACTCGTTATCTCATACATCCTCTTCCCCCTTCCTCGGGTTACACGCTCTCAAATACCAAATCCCTAAGATCACCACCAACGGTGCCGTAAGCCCCCATACCGCCAAGGCAATCATCAATACACTTAACACTGTATCCATCACCACCTCACTTGTGAACCTAGTGTTAATATAACACACACAATCTGGAAAACCGGATTTTCCTTGGGGCGGGGAGGGGAATAGGGCGCGCAATCTCAGAGGGTCGTGTCCAATTCGATAACCATAACAAATAGACAATCCCTTACCAGATCGACAACCCATTACCAATTGCACAAGCATGCCGATTAAACAACCTTGCCATCATTGCATGGTCAATTAACCCTTTGGCATCAGACCATGTTGTCAACTAAGCATGAATTAACCCTTTGGCATGTATCAACTAAGCAATATTGCCCCTTAGACAATGCCCCTATGCCAATTGTTAAATCTACAGGAGCGCGAGAATTGACAATATATCGCAAGTTACCCATTCGACAATCCCTAATAGATTACATATATCCCTACATGAAAAGCCATAAATAAATATATACATATATGTATATAGATAGGCCTTGAGTTAATACGCGCACCAACTATAATTAGTACCAGTGCATCAGCACTATTCCTAACACTAAGGGGCTACAAATGAAACAATCAACTATCGCAATGCTCGTTTTTCTGGCTTTCACGCTTTGGTCTTTGGTTTTCACTGTACACGGCGAATTTATATGCTCACTTGGTGCGCTGATAATCGCTTTCATTAGTTGGGCAGTAGGCATCACGCTTGAGCGTGAATCTAAGTAATTGCAAACAATCAACAATCAATCAAGGGGCTAAACATGAAAACCGATATTGCACAATTAATCACTGACAGAATCATTTCAGAACTGGAAAAAGGGGCTACGCCGTGGGTAAAGCCGTGGCGAACATTGAAGGGTTTACCGGGTGAGGGTATGCCGTTCAATCCGGCTTCTGGCACTGTCTATCGCGGCATCAATCATTTTTGGCTAGGCATGCAACCCTTTGCAATGCCGTACTTTGTAACCTTCAAACAGGCACAAATGCTTGGCGGCAGTGTTAAAGCGGAGCAAAAAGGCACACCAGTTGTTTACTGGAATGTTCATCGGAAAGAAACAATCGGCGACAAGGGTGAATCAGTGACAAGCGCTTACGCTTTCATCAAACACTATTACGTTTTCAACATTGAACAATGCGAAGGTTTAACCTTGCCAACAATTCCAGAACCGCCAAGCGTTGATTGGAATTCTTGCGAACAAGCGGATCAGATTGTTTCCCGATTGAATCTAGCAGGCGGTTTAACGCATGCTGGCGACAGCGCTTACTTCAGGCCAAGTACTGACGCTATTGTGATGCCGCCAATGGCGGCTTTTGATTCACGCGAGAACTATTACGCTACTTTGTTGCATGAATCAGTGCATGCTTCAGGCCATGATTCCAGATTGAAACGTATAACGCCTGCACGATTCGGAAGCGAAAACTATGCTTTCGAGGAGTTAGTAGCAGAATTGGGCGCTGCTATGCTTTGCGCAAAATGCGGCATTGACGGGGACTTGCGGCATGCTGGCTACATTGAAAACTGGCTACAGGCATTGCGGAATGATAAGAAATTCATTCTCAGTGCCAGTGCCAAAGCACAGCAAGCAATGGATTACTTGACTGCTACCAGTGCCGATGAACACGGCGAGATTACCGAAGCAATAGCGGCCTAAAGCCTGACTAAATGCCCATTAACTGCGGTTTTTGGGCATTTGGGCAGGTTTTCTGCCAATTCCTAACCTTAAGGGGCAAACCATGTACGCTTTTTATTCTGATGGAAAAGTGCTAATCAAAGCATATTTGCATGGCACTGATTGGCAATTATTGGATTCTTGCGGCAATGAACGATGGTTTTCCGTATGGCATGCCGATAAAGTGGCATCACTGTATCGCGCATTTCATGATTTTCTCGGCAAGAATGGTGGTTTTGCTTCTGCTAACATTGTGCAAATAAAGGGCAAACAATGAAAAAACTTGGCGAACGATTCGACGAAAAAATGGAACAAGGGGGGCTTTTCTTTTATGCAATGGCCTTGTTCATTTGCTTTGTTCTGTACCTGATTCTAGTTCTCGGCATGTTGATATTCTGAGAACAATCTACTTTCACTTAATAGGCCGCTTTTGCGGCCTTTTCTTTTTCACCCTTGTCTAACCCTTGCCAGCAAAAATAAACCTTACCAGCGGCCTATAAACGGCCTTGCCGCCGATTCTTGCCGCTTGCCGCCAATCCGCTTTTCAAAAATCCAGTATGCAAAATCAGTTTGTAGTCAGGTTGGCAAGTCTTGGCGGTCTATTCTCTTGACATTTGAATCTACCAAAAAAATCGGAAATCACCCGCGCATGTTTCGCATCGTGCGTCCGAACTTTCCTATAGCTATACGGTTTCTATAGACTGAGTAACCGTATAGTTGTAGTAAACGCTTTTCCTATATTTTTGAGAGATAGATTTTTTTTAATATACGTTTACCCCATCTCTCCTATAGCTATAGTACCCGTATAGATATAGTCCAACGTATAGCTGTAGTAACCGTATAGCTGTAGTAAACGTATAGATATATTTATATAGGTGTTGCCACCGAAAAAAAAGAAACAACAAGTTATCCACAGACTTATCCACAGGGTCGAACTCGGTTTCTTGTTCAAACTCTATCTCTCAAAATAGTTGTTGACAGCGTTTACTGTGTGTATTAGTGTGCGCTTGTGCTGATGCACACCATCCATTTCCTAACCATCAGGGGGTACTATGAACACACTTCAGGATCATCTTGATCCTCGTTTCGACACAGACCTAATAGACCGTATCAGGCAGCAGGAAGCTAATGCTCAAGCTGCGTTAGAACGTGCTAGAGAGTCTGTACGCCATCTCTCCGCTTCTGTCTTACGCTTGCGCGAAAGACGTTTCCAGTTGGTAGAACTCGACGCTTAATTCATTTAGGGGCTGATCCATGACATATCTAAAAGACATCAAACTGTGCGTTGATTGTGTCTTCTTTGGCACACCACAAGGACAGCGGGATCGCTGTCTTAATCCTCTCGTTACTAGCCTTGACCTAGTTCATGGCACAGAAATCTATCCGCTTGCCTTTGTGCAGCGTACTAGCCACAGTGACAAAGACTGCGGTGACAAGGGCAGACACTGGATGCTGAACGAAGACACTCAGATTGCCCGTGAGAAGCGTAGGCAAGAGTTTGAGGAGGCTATGCGTGATTGCCCCTTCTGAACGCGCTTTGATGGCGCAAATGGGGCGCAAGATGCTTGAGGTAATCAATGATTGGTGGGCTAAGTCTGCGATTACCTTTGCCATTGCCGCCTTTGCCTACTACGCTGGTGTTGCTCAAACTGAAAGCAGAATAGCTGCCGACTGCCGGTTTGCTGCGGCCTTCAGGGTGGACATCCAAGCCTTCACTTGCCAGAGGAAACTATGACTAGGGATGACATTGTTAAATGGGCGCAGGAAGCTGCCATCATGCCGCCTGATTGGGGCGCTACTGAGAGCCAATGGCGCAGTCTGGAAGCCTTTGCCAAGCTGGTAGCAGAGCATGAACGTGAAGCCTGCGCCGAACTGTTGGATGAGATGGCAGCAAAAGACAAGTTGACCAATTACTACACAGTGGCAGCGCTAGCTATTCGTGAAAGGGGTGCGCCATGACTTCAATTGGTTTCTTGTTATTCATGCACGGCCTTGTGCTGGCAGGCGTTGCAAAGGTATTTGCCAACAAAAAGCTATCAGGCATTAGCGGCATCATGAGTATCATTGGTGCGCCATTGCTGATTATTGGTATTGCTCGTTACTTGTGGGTTGCTATGCCATGAATGAAGAACTGACCAAACTACCTTGGAACCTAACCTGTGAGATTGCTTGCCTTGCCATGTGTGCAAACATTACGTTCGAGCAAGCAGTCCAACAGGCATTACTTAAGTACCTAGCGATTACAAAATGAGTTCAAGTCTGCTAATCTTTATGGGCATTGCCCTTATCGGTGCAGGTTGTTTTGTTGCCGTGTGTGGCCTCGTAACGGTAGTCTTGATGTTGTTTGATGAGGCCGATCATTAATCCATTTATCCATAATCAGGGGCTGATATGAGTGATTTTTCTCCCGAAGTGCGCAACACAGCGCTATGGTCTAACGATGCACGACGATTCGTTGAGGGCCGTGGCGGTGAAGTCTATGCCGAAAAGATTGGCGTCAAACCTTTAGACGATCTGTCTGACGTTGAAGCTGTGCAAATGGGTTTAGTCATGCAAGAACCCATCATGAAAGAGTTTGCACGGCGCAAGCGCATCAACTTCAAAGACGCTGACTATGCTCTGCATCATCCGCAACATACCTTCCTAGCTTCCCACTTTGATTACATATCCGAGGATGGGCAGACACTCTATGAAGTCAAGAACCTAGGCATTCACCAGCGCAAGAAGTACGGCGACGATGGCACGGCTGACATTGATACCGGCTATCGCGTCCAGTGCCTGCACGAATCCTTAGTTCACCGCATTCCTAACGTGGTACTGGTTGTCTGCTTTGGTGGTCAAGAGATTACCCACTATCCGCTGACGTTTACGCCTGAACAATGGGATTTGCATGCCAGAGAGATGGCGCAGTTTTGGGGCCGAATTCAGGCCAGACGCTTTGACCCTGAAACAATGGGTGATGCTGCTAAGATTGTTTACAAGCAAGACAACGGCAGCAGTCTGTTAGCTACGTCAGAACTGGAGCAAGCCTGCGAGATGCTGTCAGTCATTAAGACGCAGCGCAAAGCCTTGGAAGCGCAAGAGGACGCGCTAACAGCCAAGATTCAGGGCTACATGATGGAGTCCAGCCAGCTTGCTACCTACGATGGCAAAATCCTCGCCACTTGGAAAGCCAGCAAAACTACCAAGTCCTTCAGCAAAGACCTGTTCCGCAATGCCATGCCTGAGATGTATGAAAAGTTTGTCGTTGAACAACCCGGCGCTCGTCGCTTCCTTTTGAAATGAGGGCAATCATGAGTAACGTAATCAGTATGGGAAGTGAAGGTGCAGTCGCAACCCTTGATCCTGCTATCCAATCATCCATTGTGTTACGGGGTGACTTGTCTGGTCTAAACGAAGATCAGAAGAAACAATACTATCTGTACCGCTGTAAACAAGTCGGTCTTGATCCTGCTGCTAAACCCTTTGACCTGCTAACGCTCAATGGAAAACAAATCCTTTACGCCAACGCTAGTGCAACACAACAACTCTGTGCCTTACATAAGTTATCCACTCAGATTACGCATCGGGAACGTGTGGATGGAATTTACCTTGTCTCCGTCAGAGTCACGGGCAGTGACGGTAGAGTTTCAGAGAATCAAGGCGCGGTGGATGTCGGAAACCTTGTCGGCGAGAGATTGGCTAATGCCATCCTTAAGGCAACTACGAAAGCGATACGGCGGTCGGTTCTTGCACATTGTGGACTCGGAATGCTTGACGAA